GTCAGGATTGCGTCACTTAATTCTTGTTCACTTCGGCTTCCGTTCACCACCCCTCAATCCCACCTGAACGCTTTACAGCGAATTGTTAGAGAGTCCCGTACCAAATCTTGCTTGACCTATTTGACTTATAAAGACAGGATGGTTGATTATTTTGATATCTCTTATGCAAATCCTCAATGCTTTCATACTAATGGGTGTGACTGTTACTTAAAAGCAGAAGGTATTCATCCTTCTACTTACGGTTTCAGTTATACATCCTATATAAAAGAAAAAGATGTCCAACTTATGGATATAGCTGCTAAGATCCAAGCGGGTATAGATGTTACAGATGGACAAGTCTCGGTTGTTTTTAACGCAGACTCTGATAAAGAATACCTCAGAATGGGTTTGGGAAAAGACAGTAATTGTGTTGAGATCCCCCCTCCTTTTAGATATTGTTCTTACCCAGAAAGTATCGAATTGTGTGATGTTCATCCTTTGGTCAGATGGGCAGTTAAAAGGTCTGATTTCGATCACCTTCAAGCTCGTTATGATCCTCATCACACTCGATATGATTGGAACTATTATGAGAAAGAAGTTTGGAAAGAACCCGAAGTAATGACTTTACAGAATACTTTACTTAGACGAGAATCAGCTTATGTATGGGGTCTCGGTACTACAAATGGACTTCCTCATGTTGTTTCCGCTATGTCTAATTTGTTTCCTCGTAAATTACCAGATGCTATCTTAAAACAAGTTAGAAATCCACATATGCCTGATAAAACTAGAGAAGTTCTTATTCATACTAATCTTGCTTTGGATATGATGTATAGAGCTATGAAAATTTTCGATTTTCGTACACAAGACGCACGTTTAGATTCTTCTCGTTTTGAAAAGATTTACCTTGCTGCAAGTGATGGTTTAAAATCTGGAGATACTAGAGAAGTTCATCATGAAGGTATTTCCATTAAGATCTCTCCTAACGGGAAAAAAATAGAACAGTTTGAGCCAAATACAAGTATGCTTATATGGTGTCTGCGTAATGGTCAGAGACCTGAAGTTATTTTTAATCTGCAGCCTAAGAATGAGCTCTATTATGCATTTGATAAGCAACGTGACCCTGCTCTTTGGGCTGCTTTTCTAAAAAAACTTCGTATTTTTGTAATACCTTCTGGTATTTTTAATGTTATGGAAAATTTGATATCAAAAGTACGAATGCTTCTTGAAACAGGTTGGGTTATCCAGATTCGTCACAAATGGCCTCGAGGCGGTTTCGATCGTCTTGCTAGGTGTTTAGGAATAATATTCGGTAAAAACGAATGGGCGAAGATAATATGTGAAGGAGATTATAAGGCTCTTGATGTTACTATTAGAGAGCTTCTTACTAATTTGTACTTCAGTATGTCGCTCATCCATGAGAGGAAAGGTACGCCTGAATATGCCCTTAAGGAGAAGATTTTGAAATGGGTAATTGAGATACAAGCAGTTAGAATAGAACGTTTGTTTGCTGATATTTTCGCTACGCATGAGGGAGGAGTTCCTAGTGGTATGCTCAATACATCTCACTGTGATAGTTGGGTTACAGCGTTCTTATTTTTCCTCTTTGCAGCTTGGACTATAGCTAATGCCCCTTCTCAATATAAAGTTCGCCTTGAAGAAATTTCCTTGATGTTGATTTTTTTTATATGTTATGGAGATGATTTACTTTATAATATGAGCGGTGATCCTCTGGGTCAGCTCTATTTTAATATTTTTCGTTTTTCATCCTTTCTTAAAGACTATTTTGATATGGATCTTAGAGATCATAAAAATGGAATTTCTTTTATGTCAAAACAATTTCAAGGTTGGCTATCACACAAAGGTTCAACCTTTTTGCGTCACCATGCAGTAGAAAATCCCGTCAAAGGAAATGGTCAGTCTATCTCTATTCCATTTAGAGAATCATGTGAGATTCTACCAAGAGTTATTTGGGGTAGAGAAGTAAAAGTCCGTGATCCAATTGATGTTATGATGTCCTGTATTGGTCACGCATGGGGGACATATGGTGCTAATAAAGATGCATATGATCGTATTAAAAGCCTGTTTATGCATCTTACACTTACTTATCGTGGAGATTACCAAAATCTATTAATGGAACGTGTAGCTCGCTGTTCAAATGCTTCCATAAGACAGATGAGAGTAATGGGTATCACACCAGAAATAGTTGCTGCAGGGTTTCCTTCTTGGGACCAGATAATTAGTCATAATTTAGTAGATCCAGCCTACCAAGACATTGCTATATCTGATATCTTTGATGAAGATGAAAGCCGTTTAGATGGTGATGAATATGATTTTTCATAGGGTTGTAACCTTTAATAACTA